ACCGGTTTTATGTGAAGAGGCTAAAAATATACTAGGCCTTGAAAGCGTAAAAGTAGACTACGAAGAACCTGTATTACATCCAACACTCCCCCTTGCAGGTTCTTTGGATGCTACTGGTGTAGCCCATGAATTAACATTTAAAAATGGCGATCTTGATTATGTAATTATTCCTGAACAAGAAACGATTGTATTAGATGGGCCTGGCGTTATCGAGTGCAAAGCTACGCGTAATGCATCAACTAATGACTTAGAAGAATGGCGAGGCGTATTGCAAGCCAAAGGTTTAATGGAATGTACTGGCTATAGCTGGGCGGCCGTTATTGTGTTATGGCAATCAACTGACTTTAAAATATACTTATATTCTAGGAAGCCTGAATTTCAGCAAGAATTGCAATCGCTTGTGTTAGACTTTGATCACAGAGTAAAACACAAAGAATATTATCCGCCTTCTTCAAGTGCTGATGCAAACATAGTATACAAAAATGTTAATAAAGATATAATAACTTTAGAGCGCGAAGCTGATTTAATTTGTGAAGCTATCTTAAATAAAAAAGAACATATTAAATTACTTAATGAAGATATAGATAAATTTGAAGTTATGTTAAAAGACTTAATACAAGATGCTGACGGAGGCCAAACTAACGAACATACAATCATGTGGCCTATGATTAATTATAAAGCTCAACCTGAAAAAATAACTCCTGCAAAAGAAGCAAGACAGGTTAGGGCAAAAACTCTAAGGATTAAAAAATATGGATAGTCAAATGAAAGCTGTGTGGGTTAAACCTGAAACACATAAGTTGCTAAAAGAATATTGTGACAAGCATGGTAAAAAAATGATATTTGTAGTTGAGCAATTATTGCTTAAAGAATTAAAAGATAATGTCTAAATGGCATGGCGGTAAAGGTTCAAAACGTAGACCTGAAGATAAAAAGAAAATAGATAACAATTGGGACAAAATATTTAAAAATGCCGGAAAAAATAAGAAAGTCAATAAAGATAAAAAGTAAGAAAACAGGTAAGTATGAGGTTGAACATTATTACCTTAAGACTGCATCCATTAAAGCGCTTATAGATTTAATTGCTGATCAAAATACAACAGCAAAAATAAAGCTTAAATGTAACAGAGAGCTACAAAAAAGAAATGGTTAACAGCAGAAACAAAGGGGCAGCTTTTGAAAGAAAAATTGTTAACTTATTAAAAGAATTTTCAGACGAACATAATGCAGATATACACATTACAAGAAACTTTGAACAGATGTACAAAAAAGGAGAATGTGATATTAATTTTTTAAACTATGCTATTGAATGCAAATGTTATGCTGAAGGCAAAGGTTATAAAACTGGCTGGTGGGATCAAGTATGTATATCAGCTGGCGAGTCAAGAATTCCTGTTTTAGTTTATAAATATAATAGAAGCCCTATTGAAGTTGCTATGCCTTTTTGGTCGATACTAAAAGATGAGCCAAAAGATAACAATAAGATATTTACATGCAAATGGGATGATTTTATAGATATAATAAAAAAGAATAAAATTTTTAATGCTTATGTCAACAGAGACGAATAAAGACTTACGATTTTCAGAGTTCTGTGTTTTAGAATATTTAGAATATTTAGAAACTGATATAAGAATTAAACTAAGTTTTGATGAATATGTATCTGAATTCAGATATGTATTAGTTGAAAAATGGCGCAATGAAGCGCAACCAATATTACATTAAAGGAGTAATTTATGGATATTTTGGGCATTAATACGAGCAGTGATAATGTTTTTATAAAACATAGCAGTGCAGATAAATGTTGGATGGTTGGAGAAGAGGCTCATCAAGATATAGTTCATATTCTTATTGATCCTGCTAGTATACAAACTGGCTGGGGTGTATATGAAGGTGGCTATTTTTGGGAGTGGGATGATAAACCAGGTGTTTCAAAAGGACAGCCTACATCAGAACATAAAAGAGCATTTAGTGTGTGGATGTATACTAAAGAGCATGGCTCTAAGCTATGGCGTAGATTTAGCTGGGGTGAAAGTCAAGGCTTTAATAACATGTGCGCAACTTTTTGGAATGACATTAAAGCTAATCCAGGAAAAGTAGTACATATGAAATACACTGGAGCTAAGGTAGAAAAGTTTAAGGTTGGCCAAGCTGCTATACCTGAATTTGAATTTGTAAAGTGGGCTGACAAACCGGCTGACTTTATTGTAAACGATGTTGATGCACCTTTAGAAAAAGCAGCTAAACAAGTTAATGACGACTTTAACTTTGCTAGCAATACTACACCTGAAAAAGGGGATCCAAGATTTGATCCTTCTGCTCAAGGTTTAACTGAAGACGATCTACCGTTTTAATAATGAGAGAAGTCAACTTTGTACAGTTGGCTCCTCAAGTTGGCCTTCATTTATTAGGGAAACCAACTAAGCAATCTAGTACAGAATATAGATGGGGCACTAATGGTAGTTGGTGCCTTAATCTTGAAACTGGATTATTTTTTAGTTTTGAGTTAGATGAAGGAGGAGGAGTTATATGGTTAATAGATCACTTTAACCAGAATCGCAATGATATATTGAATATGTACAGTCCAGACATTAAGGACACTATTACTTTAGAAACAAAAAGTTATAGGCAATTCGATCAAGAACAAATGCGCTCATTAGCAAAAGAGTCAATTGTATTACTCAAATACACAGATTCATTTGTTGTAATGAGGTTTAATGACGGGCATAGCATAAAACAAAAGTATGCACCTTTTAGTAAGGAAAATGAAGTTTGGCATTTAAAACGTCCTGAAGGACTTATGCCTATATACTATAAAGAAGGCAATGGCCCTATTATTATTAGTGAAGGCGAAAAAGCTACATTAGGTGCAAACCAGTTATATGATGGCCCTACTGCTACTTGGCATGGAGGTGTTAACAGTTGGAAAAAAGCTGATTGGTCACCAGTGTTTGGTAAGGACATTATTATATGGCCAGACAATGACGAAGCAGGTTTTAAATGTGCTGATGAGCTAAGTGAGTATTTAACTGAAAACAAATGTTCAGTACAAATTGCTAAAGTGCCTGAAGCTTTAAATGATAAAGATGATTTATATGATGCTTACTATAGAAACATATATACAAAAGAATCATTTAAAGAATATATAGAAACTTCTGTATCTAAACCTAGAAAGCCTTCGCTTGTATTACGTAAGATATCAGACTTAATTGCTAATATACAAGAACCAGAATGGATTATAGAAGACATTATGGAAAAAGATTCTGTAATAGATATCTATGGTGCACCTAAAAGTGGTAAATCTTTTGTAGCTATTGATATGGCTTTATGCTCTTCTATGGGCATACCTTGGCAATCACATAAAACAGTACAAACACCTATTATTTATTTAGCAGGTGAAGGGCAAAGAGGTATTGCAAGACGTGTGCAAGCATGGGAACATTATTATGGGCATGACTTAAACAATGCACAAATGTTTGTATCTGATAGAGGTGTAAGGTTTTTAGATGAAAAAGATCATCAAAATCTTATAGATCATATTAGACAAGTAGCCGATGAGTTTGGTGATATAGGCTGTTTATATGTTGATACATTAGCCCGTAACTTTGGAGCTGGAAACGAGAATAGTACTGAAGATATGAACAAATTTATTGAACGTGTGGACCACTTAAAGTCTGAGTTTAGTTGTTGTATATCTTTGATACATCATACAGGGCATAGCAGTTCAGGGCGAGCACGTGGCTCCTCTGTTCTTCCTGCAGCAGTTGATGCTGAGTTTGCAGTCAAAAGACCTAAAGATGAAGGTGAAGAAATGAAGGTTGAATTCACTCAAACTCTTATTAAAGATGGTAAACCTATGAATCCTAAATACTTTAAGTTTAAAGAGATTGATTTAATTAACTATCCTGGAATGACTTCAGGGGTATTAGTTAAAACTGAATACGAAGACTTTAAAGAAGAAGACTCTAAGATTGATGAGACTATTATTGTTATAGCTGAAATACAAGCAGAAAGGGCTAAAGCAGAAGAAGTTGATCCTATTTCTATTTGGGTAACACAGAAAGAAATAATCAATGAACAACGAGACTTAAAGGAAAATACAGTAAAACAACGTATAAAACGTTTAAAAGAAGCTGGTAAAATATATTATGAACAAGGCAAGGGCTATCAAGCTAAGAAGTATGATGTTATTAATTAGTTACATAATTAGTTACATTAGTTACATTCTAGTTACATTTCTTGCCCAACTTAAAGAAAAAAAGAGTTACATTTTGAGTTACATACATATACCTATAGGTATATGTAACTCATGTAACTTTTTGATAAGTCCGTTTTTAACTAAAAGTAACTGTTTATGTAACTATGAATTATAAAGAAAGAAAAATAAAAGAATTAGAACGCTTAGAAAAAAACAAAACTTTTAATGAGTCACTATATAAACTAAACGATATTAAAACAAAAATAAAGTTAGAATGGGGCAAAGAAAGAATTATGGATTTAATAACGCCTGAACTACTGTTACGTTTTAAAAGAGCTGAAAACAAATATACTAATGAGTATCATGCAGCATTTAATAAAATTAAGTTAAACGAAATGATGACTAGAGGTTATGAAGCATTAATTGATGATGCTATCAATCGCGGCTATAATACATTATCACCTGAGTTTATATTAACTTATCATCCTGATACGAATGAAAAGATTATTATTTGTGTAAATGAAGATGATGTGCCTATTGCTTTTGAAAAATACAAATCAAAAGAAGATGTTATAATTTTTCATATAAACGAAATACTTATAACAATGAGCCAAGACTTATTTGATATAAAGAAAAAAACACATAAGCTCGGAGGAAGAATAAAAAGCTATGCGCGTAAAAATTGAAACGAATATAAAACCGGTAATAAAACAATTTGTTAAGTTTCAGAAAGTTGATATACCTAACATAACAAGAATAGCTATTAATGAAACAGCTGTAAGAGTAAAAGAATTAGAACAGGCAGGAATGAAAAAGCATTTACATAAACCAAGGAAACAAACAATCAATGCATTGTTCGTACGATTTGCTAGAAGAAATAAGTTAGAAGCAACAATAACATATAGAGACTGGGCGCAAAGCTTTATGAAGCTACAAATATTTGGTGGTATTCGTAAGGTTACAAATACAGCGGTTCCGACTGTTAATGCAAAACTGAATCAACACGGTAACATTAAAGGAAGAAGGGCTGGCGTTGTTAAAGGTAAAAATCAATTTAGGGCTAAGTTAAACGGTATATATGCCGTCTGGGAAAAAACACAAAATGGGTTAAAGATTATTCATAGGTTTGAAACAAATCCTAAATATGAATCACGATTTCCTTTTCATCGTATTGGTTTGAAAGCTATACGTCATACATGGCCGCGTAAGTTTAAAAAGGTATCAACATATTATTTAAGAAAGGCAGGTCTAAAGTAGTATGAAGTTTGCAGAGTTACTAAGCATGGGTATATCATGTGAAGAAAAAGTATTACAACTGTTACACAAAAGGTACCCATTAGCTACGCGTATTGATGGGCAATTTGTTGACTACGATATATGGATTCCGGAGCTACACAAAAGTGTTGAAGTAAAGTATGACAAACGATCTGAAACAACAGGTAATATTATTATTGAATACGAAAGGAACAACAAGCCGGGAGATATCTTATCTACTAAAGCAAGTTACTGGTGCATACATACATCAACCGGTTATATATGGATTGAGCCAATAAAAATTATTGAATGCATGTTAAGAGAAGAATGTAAGAAAGTAAAAGTAGGATTAGGCAAGTGTTACCTTATACCTATATATATACTCAAGGGTTACAGCATGGAACAAGTAATATGAATGAAATAAGGCGTTATCCCAAAACAACAGTTACTTTACAGGGTTTATACGGCGTGGTTATTCGCTA